TGGTAGAACCTGTTCCTTTTACTGCAACGATAGTTCCCCTGCGACGGTAATCTGCACGAGCAATACTGTAGTCCATTTGTATAGAACTGATGCCAGCACCGGTGACGAATGCAATATTGCCACCGGTGGTATTATCCAGCAATGTATCTTGGATACCTGCTGTGCGTTGATAAGTTCCTAGATCCAGAGCGTTGCCTGGTGTGTCGTCTTGAACACCACTTTGGTACATCACAATGTCATGCACGTTCATGCTCATGGCCATCGAGTTGGTGTTGTTCAAATTGATTCTGCTGAACGCCACACTTTGACTGTTATTGCGCTCAAACATATCACCAACGCTGGCGTTATTGGCAGCATCAATTTCAATAATGCTGCTGGCAGGCAGCGCTACACCGTTAAAGTGATTGCCCACATCGTAAAATATGTTGTAAGCGCTGATATTACGACTCACATTGGTAAACACAATACCCTGAATGTATATGTTGTTAAAGGTGTTTTGCACAACACGAACACCAGTAGCTCCACCATTTACTACCACAACGTCGCCTAATACAATACCTTGGTGCAATGTATCAAAATTGCTGTTGCTAAAGGTAATGCCACGGATCTCAACATCAGTTTGCGTTGCAAATGTAAAGCCAGTGTATTTGCAGTTGTCAAGAATCACATTGTTGGTTACTAGACTACCGGCACCCGACCAATCAATTGCTCTGGTGTTGTCTACTGCATCTATTAGATCACTAGTACCTAATGGTCCCTGGATCGTGACCGAATCCATAGAACACTGTGTGGCCTTTTCCCATAGAAAACCATTGTGTACTTGGTTGGTAACAAACGCCAGGCGTTCGATTTCAATATTCTGCGGAGCAAACACACCTGCGCCTGGAGCAATATTTACACCCACTCGCTGAAGACTGTCTGCTGTTCTAGCAATATACTCTGGCAGAACTTCTGCTGCCCAGTATGTGGAATTGCTGATCAAGGTCCCATACGGGACTGTTGCAAGACTGCGATAATACAGGCCACTGTCAATTACTAGGACGCCAGCTGCATAAGAAAGCAGAGAAGAATGTGTCTGAACATCAAAACTAATAATACTGCTATTGCTACCTTCGCCATAAAGATATGCGAAAGGAGGAATGTTTAAAGTATCTGTGATTACATATGTTCCTGCAGGAAAAAACAGGCTTCTGCGAATCTGGGGGTTAACTTCCCGGCAATACAATTGATACAGTGCTCTATTGATCGCAGCAGTGTCGTCAGTGATACCGTCTCCTTTGGCGCCAAAATCAGTAACAATAGCATAGCTATCTAATCTGCGTTGTATGCTTTGTGTAACAGGAGATCCAGCTGTGGCACCAGTCTGCACGGTGTATCCAGCAGCGTCACCCTCGTAGGTGTATGATGTAGCAAAACCCAGAATGTCTGAAAATTCAGTCAGTACTTCGGTATTGCCCAGCACAGGTGCGCCGTCTTCGATGGTGCCGTTGCCGATAAACAGTCTACGGTCATCAGTTGCCCAGCCAAGTTCTGCTCCGGCTAAGGGTTGTGGTAAGTCGCTTGCTAGGCCCTTACGTTGGGTTATTCTTGAGATTTGTACAATTGCCACGGTTTGTGATCCTTACAGGGTATCACATATTTAGCGTGTGAGGTAGTACTGCTCAACACGTTTCATCCATTCATTGGCCCAGTATGCAAATTCGTCGCCCTCGACCACAAATTCAAGATATTCGGGAGTACTGTAGGCGCCGTCTTCTAGTAACTTGGGCTGCACAGCCATCAAGATAACACCTGTGTTGATCGTGGTTCCGTGCATTTCATTGTGTGCCGCGGCATATGCTGCTAGCTGCAAAAAATAATCCGTAATGTACTCACGTTTTTTAACTTTGTTGCTTTGTTTGAAGTCTAGGATAGCTGGCTTGCCTTTCCAGGAACCAATCAAGTCTGTTGTGCCAGCGTACAAGCCCGAATAGTACAGCGGGACTTCTGTTCCCCAGTATTCGTCCACATTGCACAATCCCTTGAGGATTACTTCAGCAGCCATAAACCAACTGGGCTGTGCAAACGGATTTCCCGGCAATGGCTTCATGTCTGATTCTAGCACATAATGCTCTAGATAAGAATGCATGCGAGTGCCGCGGTTTGCAGCTTCGGTTGTGATTTCTTGCGCACGTTTTTCGCCTACTGCTTTTCGCCAGTTGGCCAGAGCTTCACGAGCTTCAGCGGGTTTGGTCTTGTCAAGAATAGTAGTAACCGACGGGACCTTGCTGCCATCAGGCAAACAGTAATGTCTCTTGCCATCAATTGTTTCGCGGCTGAGTGGTGTGTAATCGTATCGTGATGTAATCATTAAACTCTAAAACTTTCTCCGCAACCACATCGATCACGTTCATTTTTGTTGATAAATTCAAAGCCTTCGTTGAGACCTTGTCGCTTGTAGTCCACTAACATGCCATCCAGATAAGGCAGGTGCTTGGGATCGACAAATACTCTAACTCCGTTAGAGTCATAGTGCTGAACACAATGCAAGTGCGGATTGTCTACATACTCTAACACATACGCTAGGCCCGAGCAGCCTGTGGTTTTTACCCCTATCTGTATGCCCAGTCCTCGACCACGTTTGGAAATAGCTGTTTTTATTTTGCAGGCAGCAGTTTCGGTCACTGTGATCATGTTTTTGGCGACACCCAATTTTTGATCCAGGCACCTTGTAATTTTGCAATATCCTGTGCTAATTCTCGTTGTTCATTTATAAAATTAGCGGTATAATCCAACACTGTGGGATCGGGCAGCTTGACTTGTGCAGTGATCTCGTGACCAGCCCGTTCCATGGTTTTTAGTCCATGCTTGCGAGCAAGATGTTGTATCTTTTGATTGTCTGAAATACAGTGCATGAATACAGAATGTACACCATGTACTTTGCCCCAGGCGATCATGTGATCCATTAGTTCATTAGCAATGCCACGACCTTGATACTCATGTTCTACACTCACGGCTAATTCCCAGTCGGCATTTTCTCGGGCCAGGTGTCCAAAGCCCACAATGTGGTTGTCTAAGTAATAGGTAAACAAATGGTGCTGATCTTGGCAGTACAGCATGTTCAAAATCATGCTGTCAATTGCTGTAGGACTAACAGCGTATCCGAATCTGGTGTAACGATCGTCGTCAGGCAAGCTTTTCAAGTGCTGTGCATATTCTGCAAGATGTTCAGTTCGACTATGTTGTATTTTCATATTGTAATTCTTAGTACATTATACTAGAACTAACGATATTGTGCAATCAGTTTGGAGTTATTTCATTCCGCGCTTCATGGCGGATTTGGCAGCGTTGGCTACTATATTTTGAGCTTGATTAACAGGCATTTTGGCATCGCCGGGCTCGCCGCCGCCTTTGAACACTATTGGATCTTTGGACTCAGGTGCTAGTGGTTCCAACAAGTTACTTAGTGGCGGCTGTCCAACCAATTCAGCAATATTTTGCTGGTTTACATTGATACCCAGACTTTGCGCTAGACTAATAAATGCTTGTTGACTAATTTGTTTTTTGCCACCAGTGTCCTCTGAGCGGCCGCCCAAGAAAGACACCAAGCCTACCAGTTCAGTAGGCTTGGGAGTAAAGTCTGATAAATCAGCAACTTCGCAAATACGCATTATCTACGTGCTCTTCCTAGACCAGCACTGGGAGGTGCTTCAATATCAGCGTCAAGATCGTCACCAGCATCTGCTCCAAGATCGTCGCCTAGGTCTGCGTCAATATCAGCGCTGGCTTCGGCTCCAGCAATCGCACTGTCGGCAGCAGCATCTACTGGAGCTGGAGCAGTTCCTGTAACCACGCCTAAGGCTTGATCCATTTGCTGTTTAGCAGCTTGCAGATTTTGCATTAAACCGCTGAGTGCTGCGCTAGCATCGCCGTTGAATTGCATTGCTTGCTCAGGGCCCACCTGATTCTTGATTGAATCTACCAGGGCTGGTAGTTCTTTGAATTGCAGTTGACTAATATCTTCCAACATACCTTGCATTTTATCTACCATGTCTTGTGCAGCCAAAACTACCTGAGCTTGCTGTACTTCGCTTTCGGTTAGTCTGCGACCAACTGAACGGACACGACGATTTTCGTTGGCTTGCATAAGAGCTGCGCCAGCAACCATCTTTTGTTCGTCTGGGTTCAGGTTCTGTCCGGCTGCGGTCTTTTTCAAAGCAGCAGCCAATTTAGGATCTTTGACTTTGGCAGCGGCAGCAGCAGGATTTGGCTGACCAGCAGCAGTGGGCGCACCTGGAACAGGAATGTCCATTTCTTTAAGGCGGCCCCGCAATGCTTGTTCCATCATAACCAGCTTGAGATAGCTAGGGTTTTGTTCGCTAGTATGGCGTGCAGCAGTGTTTTGATGCTCTCGCAACAAACCAGTTACACGATTTAGCATACCAGAAGTTTGGCGATACGACAGCTGATCAAAGCTGATGCGTGAACCAAAGTAACTTTCGAATACTTTGGCGATTTGTTTACTGGGCTGTGGCGCCGCTAGTTCTTGCAGTTTCATTTAAGAATCCTCTAATTTGCATGTATTTAGCCGAGCTAACACATCTCTCTAATTCCATCGACACTGAATTCAATTGAGATAGCTTGGGCTGCACTTTCATGTTGATAATCTCATAAAAGTTGTCTGACTTGCTTTTTTTAGCAACGCCTTGACGACATTGAACATCGTCAGTCAATGTTTGTTTTTTTCTATCCAACATCAAAATATTACTGGCTAGTTTGTATTGACAGTACTTGTCTGCTACACACCAACTCACAGCAACTCTTTTGCTACCAAAACAATGTATGTCTCGATCATATGTGCTCACTAGATATCCGTAGGGCTGTTGAGTTAACATGTAGTTCTCAAACACAAGATAATTACCGGGCGAATGCTCGATAATCATGCTGCTAAGGTTTCGCCTAAACTCACGTTCGGCAAATTTCTCTAATTTAGCACCAGGCGTCATGTAATAGTGTAATGAGTGACCAGCCAGGCAACAGTTGCTGTCAGTGCAGCAATAATACTCACGCCCCAGTTGATCAACTGGCTATTGCGTTTTTCTGAAATATCATGCACCAACGTGTGCGTTTTTTGTAACATGCCTTTGAGTTCATTCATGTCGCCTTTGACGTCCGTAAACTGAGACTCCAGTGACTTGTATCTTTCTGCACATAATTCCACATGCGCCTCCAAACTCTTTTTCTCAATGTCAGTTGTTTCAACCATTTTGTTTCTCCGCTGACATATTTAGCTGCGAGAACCAAATGTTCTGATCTGCGCCGTGTGTTACGATAACTCTGCCAAGATCAGCAGTTTCTGTCAATCCAGTTATCATCGGAACACCTTCGCAGTCCTGTTCGAGACCTGCCAACGGATTGGAGTTATTGGCAATGGTGTATACACCTTCGGTCTCAATAAAGAATTCAAATTGCCAGGTGTTATCCCTGCACACTGGCATCACTAGATCTTGTGGTTGCGAACGTAATCCTAGAATTTGTAACAGTGTTTCCCAATTTCGTTGTTGATTACGACTGTGATTCCAGGACGCTTGGTCAGTTACTGGTTGTCCGGCGTTGTCCTCAAAAGGCAGTTCGCTTGGTCTAAAATGACCGGTTACACCAGTATAACTGCAATCAAAAAGTGTTTGGCACTGTATTCTCATTAGACAGATATTTAAGGCCAAAAAGAAACCCTGGATTTTTTACGTCCAGGGTTGATAACTAACTCAGGGAGTTAATTAAGCAGTGGCCAATTTGAAGCCAACATCTGTTGAACTAGCAGCAGAGTTGACACCAGCAGCGTTAGCTGTTTGGGCAGCAGCCAAGATAGAAGCAGCATCAAATGCGCCTGTTGGGAACACAGCAACGCTGATTTGGACGCCGTCGACTTGGTACATTGCAACTGTAGAAGTTTGTTGGATAGCGCGAATAACGTTACCAACATAACCGTTCACACCTTGCAAAGTAGCGTTGGTGTTAGCGCAGGTGATCTGGAAGAAGTCCAGCTTTGGGCCTGCCAAAGCAACTGGCTCGCCAGCTGTACTTGCGCCTGGGGCCACTGGGCCGTTTTGTACGTCAATCGCGAATACTGGTTGCGAATCACCGTTTACTGGGGTTAGATATGCCATGATAGTTTTCCTTTAAGTTATGAGTCTGTTGACTCTGCTTTTATTTACCATTGTTGTCAAAATCACGCTTGTTGAGGATTATTTCTGGCGCGATTTTGTGCAGCAAAAGCCGACGAGTCAAATCTTGACACCAGCTTGCTGTAGCCCGCAGGTGTTGCCATTACCCATCCTTCACCGCCTGGGTTGGCAATGTCTGCTTGATTTTTAAGATTGACCTTGAGTTCGTGCAACAATTCAAACGCAGTAAATGCTGCCCCTAGTGCTTGTATGTTACTGGTGGGACTATTCAAGTACTCCACAATGTTGTTGAACTTGCGAGGAGTAACTCGAGTTTTTAGCCAATTGCCAAACTCTACCACCAATTTATTTGCAGGCTCAAGAGGTGCACCAACTTTGGTGTTGATAAAGTCAACTGCCAGCTTGAACAAATCAGTCACTTGCTGAGCTCGCAGTTCAGCCGGATTGAACAATGTCTTCATACTGTTGCCGTGTGTGCGAATGATTGCTTTTAGTTGTTTCTCAATAGCAGAATCAGGTTGCAGTGCTGCCGGTGTTGCCGGGCGTTCTAACAACAGACCAGGAACTTCGTTGAATGCAACTCCACTCAGTGGCTGTCTTGCTTCGCCTGTGTCTGCATACATTGAGTGTATAGCAATGCCGATTTCACTGCGAGAGATGCGCTGTCCCATCCCACTTTTGACAGGAATGCGGTATTCAATAGTGTTGGGGCGAAACACATAGTTGCCCGCTACCACCGGAGGCTGTTGCATAAACAACAAATCACCCTTGACGTACCCACGGAAGTTTTTAGGCAACGCTGCTTCCAACACAGGAAATAGTTTTGCATAGATGTTGATCAGTTCAGTTCTGTCACCCGAACGACGACTTTGGATATCTGCCATCATACGAGGGCTTGTGGCAAGGCCATCATACCCTTTGGCTTCAAAGCCCGAGCCGTCTGTGAGCACAAACTCCCCTGTAGCAGGCTTGCGACCAAAGATCACAGCAGGCTTGCCGTCCCATTTGGCAGTGGTAGTGTTGGGCTGCTCTGACGCATGTTTCACGATGTCCAAGGCTTGTTGTATGCCAGCGG